GAGTTAATTAAGATTGATCCTGACTTAACTAGGGAGGATATGAAGAAAATATCTCAATATAGTCAGACTTGGTATGATTCTTACAATGTAAATAGGTTTTACGAGAATAGTTTGTTTTTCAAAGACACAGCTACACTTATATATTTTAATTACAAGACCACTAAAAAGTTTGTATATAAGAAAAAAATATTAGAAGGTGGTGGAGAAAGAATGATTGAGAAAGACGATACTTTCAATCCACCTGAAGAGATGATGAAGGAGGGTAAGTTTGAGAGAGTTGAAAAAACTATTGAGGTTTGGTACGAAGGTATAATGGTAGCTGGATCTAATATTCTTCTAAAATGGGAGTTAGCTGAAAATATGGTTAGACCAAAGTCCGCTTCTCAACACGCAATGCCTAATTACGTGGCTTGTGCTCCAAGAATGTACAAAGGTAATATTGAGTCTTTAGTTAGAAGAATGATTCCTTTTGCAGACCAGATTCAAATAAGCCACTTAAAACTACAACAAGTAGTTGCTAAGATGGTTCCGGATGGTGTGTTTATAGACGCAGACGGATTGAGTGAAGTAGACTTAGGTACAGGGCAAGCATACAATCCAGAAGATGCATTAAAGCTATACTTTCAAACAGGTAGTGTAGTTGGTAGAAGTTATACTCAAGATGGTGAGTTTAACAATGCTAGAGTTCCAATACAGCAATTAAATACTAGTAGTGGTCAATCTAAAATGGCTGCACTTATTGGAAACTACAATCATTATTTAGGAATGATTAGAGCGGTGACTGGATTAAATGAAGCTAGAGATGGTTCAACACCTGATCCAAATGCGTTGGTTGGTGTTCAGAAACTAGCAGCTCTTAATTCTAATACAGCTACTAGACATATACTAGAAGGTAGTTTATATATTAGCAGAACACTTGCAGAGGGGTTGTCTTTAAGAATAGCTGACTTATTAGAGTATGCTCCATTCAAGGAAGAATTTGCTAATCAGATTGGAAAGTATAACGTAAAAAGAATAGAAGATATTAAAGACTTATATCTGTATGACTTCGGTATATTTATTGAAGTTGCTCCTGATGAAGAAGAAAAAGCAATGTTGGAACAAAACATTCAAATGGCTTTATCTAAAAATGACATTAGCCTAGAAGACGCTATTGACATTAGGGAGGTTAGAAACTTGAAGATGGCTAATCAGTTATTGAAGCTTAAGAGAAAAAGAAAGCAAGACGCTGATAGAGAGGCTGCTGCAATGCAACAGCAAATGACTGCACAAACTCAGTTCCAGTCTCAAAAGATGGCTTCAGATGCTGCGATGCAAAAGATACAATTAGAGGGTGAGATGAAAATGAGAGAGAAACAAGCGGAAGTAGCTTTTGAAATAGAGAAGTTGAAAAACGAAGCAGCTCTTAAACAGCAACTAATGACATATGAGTTCCAGCTGAATATGCAATTAAAAGGTGTTGAGGAAAGTCAAATAAATAAAAGAGAAGAAAAAAGAGAAGAGGCTAAGTCTGAAAGGATAAGCCAACAAAATACTGAGCAATCAAAGTTGATTCAACAGAGGCAAGAAAAGTTACCTCCAGTTAACTTTGAATCAAAAGAAGATAGCTTAGACGGGTTCGATTTAGCAGAGTTTGAACCTCGATAAAATAAATAAAATAATTAGTAACTTTGCATAATAAAATCAAATTAAATGGAAATTAAAGTAAAAGAATACGATTCTGGACCTCAGAAGTCAAAAGCACAAGTAGAGGAAGAATTGTTACAAAAGCACGAAGCCGAAGTAAATGGTGAGAGTGTAGAAGAGAATAAGGCAGAAGCAGTTAGTATAGGTGAAACTAAAACAGAAGAACCTATTAAAACTGAAGAACCAATTAAAGAAAATCCTGTAGTGGAAGAAAAGCCACAAATGGGTGAACAAGAAGTTCTTTCATTTATTAGAGAGAAATACAGTAAGGAAGTTAATTCTATTGATGACCTACTTGCTAAAAGAGAGCAAGAGGAGTTACCAGCAGATGTAGCGACTTACTTACAGTATAAAAAAGAGACTGGTCGTGGATTTGAAGACTTTGCTAAAATTAGTAGAGATTATAGTAAAGAAAGTCCTGATCAAGTATTATCTATGTATTATTCAGAAGTTGAAGAAGGCTTAGACAAGGAAGAAATAGATTATTTACTTAATTCTAGATTTGGAACTGACCCTGAAGTTGATTCAGAAGATGAAATAAAAAAGAAAAGCATAGATAAGAAAAAAGAGCTTGCAAAGGCTTTAAAACACTTTGAAAGTCAAAAAGAAAAATATAAAGTTCCTGTTGAGTCAATGGGCACTACGTTTTCTGATGAAGACCAACAAAGGTTTAAGGCTTATCAAGAACAAATGGAGAAATCCAAGGAGGCTCAAAGTTTGGCACAAAAACGAGCAGAGAGCTTTCAGGAAAACACCAATAAATTGTTTACTGAAGAATTTAAAGGTTTTAAGTTTAACATCAGTGATAAAGAATATGTTTATTCTCCTGGCGATTTCAACGAACTGAAGAAGTCTCAATCTGACATTATGAACTTTATATCAAAGTTTACTAATGACCAAGGAGAGATATCGGATGTAGTTGGATATCACAAGTCGTTGTCAATGGCAATGAATCCTGAAAAGTTCGCAAAGTATTTTATCGAGCAAGGGGTGGCATCAGCTGTTAATGAGTCTGCTAAAAAATCTAAAAATATAAACTTAGATATGAGGCAAACTCCGCAGGTGACATCTAAACAAGGGTTTACTGTTAAGGCTACGACACCCTCGTCTAGGCGAGGATTGACAATTAGGTCACCAAAAAATAAATAAGTTAAACATTAAAAACAAAAAACAATGAGTTTAAATATACCGGGGTTTGCTCTACAGCCAAGTGCTACTAGAGTGCCAACCGCAACAAACTATATGACAAGTTTTGATTTTTTAAATCAATATTTGCCAGACACATACGAAAAGGAATTTGAGAGATATGGAAACAGAACTCTTTCTTCTTTCTTAAGAATGGTAGGTGCTGAGATGCCTTCTAATTCTGACCTTATTAAATGGGCAGAACAAGGCAGATTACACATTAAATATACAGATGTAAGTACTCCTGCAGCAGCTGCTGCAACGCAAGCTACATTTACAGTTGCTGATACTTTGATTCCTGCAAACCAAGTGATGGGCGAACAGCCTTTTGCTCCTGGAACTAACCAAGCATCACAAATAGCTATCAGAAAAGGTCAAACAGTTATGATATCTGGAAACACTGGTTATGCTGGGATTTCTAACAAAGGTATTGTTACTGGTGTTTCGGCTACCACTTTTGATGTAAAGTTCTTTGAAGCTGGTGGATACACTGGTGTAGGAACAGGAGTTACTGCTGCTGAAAAAGTAAGTGTTTTCATTTACGGTTCTGAATTTAAAAAAGGAGATCTTGGAATGGAAGGTTCTTTAGAGCCATTTGACACGATTCTTGAAAACAATCCTATCATCATCAAAGACAACTACGCTGTTAATGGTTCTGATATGGCTCAAATTGGGTGGATAGAAGTATCTACTGAAAACGGAGCCAATGGATACCTATGGTATTTAAAAGCAGAGCACGAAACAAGAATGAGGTTTGAAGATTACCTAGAAACTGCAATGGTAGAAGCTGTAAAAGCTGGTGCTGGATCAGGCGCTATTGGCGAAGGATTTTTAGGTTCTGAAGGATTATTTTCTGCTATTGAGTCAAGAGGTAATATCTACACAGGTTCTATTACTGCTTTAGAGAATTTTGATTCTATTATCGAAAGACTAGATAAGCAAGGAGCTATTGAAGAGAATGTTCTTTTCTTAAACAGACAAACATCTTTCGAGATTGATGATATGTTAGCTGCTCAGAACTCTTATGGTAATGGTGGTTCATCTTACGGATTATTTGAAAATGACGAAGAGATGGCATTAAACCTAGGATTTTCTGGATTTAGAAGAGCATATGATTTCTACAAGACAGATTGGAAATACCTTAACGATCCTACTATGCGAGGTGGTTTAGTTGGCGGAGCTATTGATGGTGTATTAGTACCAGCAGGCACAACTAATGTTTACGACCAAGTATTAGGAAGAAACGTCAAGAGACAATTCTTACACGTAAGATATAGAGCTTCTGAAACAGAAGACAGAAAATATAAGACGTGGATTACTGGTTCTGCTGGTGGTGTTGCTACTAGCGATAGAGATGAGATGAGAGTTAATTTCTTATCAGAAAGAGCACTATGTACTATGGGTGCAAACAATTTCGTATTGTTCAAATAATAGTATAATTTATGGAGGGGAGCAATCCCCTCCTATTTTTTAAAGTTTAAATTAAATCAAATGAAAAAAAACAAAGAAATAAAAGACCGTATCTATAAGTTAAGAAACGGCTACCAACCATTAAGTTTTACACTTAATTCTAGAAACTCAAGAAGAAAGCCATTATTATATTTTGATGGCACTCACAATAGACCTTTGCGTTATGCATCTAATCAGAAGAGCCCTTTTGAAGATGATCAAGACAAAAACGTAATATTAGACCCAATTATTTTTGAAGATGGAATGTTGTTTGTTCCTAAAAACAACCCTGTATTGCAGGAATTTTTACATTACCACCCAGACAATGGGTCTATTTTTGAGGAAGTAGATAAAGAAGCAGATGCTCAAAGAGAGGTAGATTATTTAGAGGTTGAGGCAAAAGCATTTAAGCAAGCTGCTGAATTAACTTTAGAGCAAATGGAAACTTTAGGTAGAGTATTCTTAGAACTTAGAGTAGGCAATATGACTACTGCTGAATTAAAAAGAGACATTATACTATTTGCTAAAAACCATCCGGAAGACTTCTTAGATGCTCTTAGCGACCCAATGTTGGAATTACAGGACACTGTAGTGAAAGTATTTGATAAGGGATTATTAAGCTTAAGAAACAATGGTAAGGATGTTTATTATAATCTTAAGACTAAAAAGACTAAGCTTTTAACTATTCCTTTTGGAGATGACCACATACAAACAGTGGCATCATTCTTCCAGAAAGATGAGGGTATTGATATATACAAAGCCTTCCAAGATATGTTAGAAAAATAGGCTATCTTTGTAAGATTATTAACCACTTAATTTTTTAAACAATGCAAAAGTTTTTAAGTATACCAGTTACAAACGAGCAAAAACAATTAGTCTCGTGTAACGACATTAAAT